AACTTATAATTTACTTGTTATAATATAAATGTTGGACGCAACATGGGAGTGACTGAATAAACTTACTGGCAACCGCTGGTTAAGGTGATGAGACACAGGTGGTGCTGCTGCAGCGATGCAGAACCGACCTACCAGTCGGGTCTCAGGCAAGGACGTTTTTACACTGTAGTAATGCTCGTTCTTTGTTGGTACACAGGAACCCAACCTCCCTCTTTAATGCAACAAAATAAAATCCAATTAATCCAATTAATCCGAGGTATCCAAAATGTCGTTTGCTAATCTAAAAAAGCAATCTAAATTAGGTTCTCTTACTCAAAAGTTAGTAAAAGAAGTTGAAAAAATGAATAATACAGGCGGTAGTGCTGATGACCGTTTGTGGAAACTAGATGTTGATAAAAGCGGAAACGGTTACGCTGTAATTCGTTTTTTACCTGCTCCTAATAATGAAGATCTACCATTTGTAAAGCTATATTCACATGCTTTCCAAGGACCTGGTGGATGGTATATTGAAAATTCACTTACCACACTAGGACAAAAAGATCCAGTATCTGAGTACAATACTCAACTCTGGAACAATGGTACAGATGCAGGAAAAGAAACAGCACGTAAACAGAAACGTAAATTAACTTATGTTTCAAACATCTATGTCGTCAAAGATCCAGCAAATCCTGAGAATGAAGGACAAGTATTTTTATATAAGTATGGTAAAAAAATATTTGATAAACTTACCGCAGCAATGCAACCTGAGTTTGAAGATGAGGAAGCAATCGATCCATTCGATTTCTGGCAAGGTGCGAACTTTAAGTTGAAGGCAAAGAATGTCGCTGGTTATAGAAACTACGATAGTTCTGAGTTTGCTGCACAAAGTCCATTACTTGATGATGATGACGCTTTAGAAGGTTTATGGAAAAAAGAATTTTCTCTCGCAGAATTGGTCGGAAATGATCAATTTAAATCATATGATGAACTTAAGAAACGTCTTGAGTCTGTGCTTCGTGTTTCAAGTCCTGTAAAACATGCAGAAGACTTTGAACTAGAAGATGAAAGTGAAGGACGTGGTTCTTTTAGATCTAATACTAGAGAGTATGTACAAGAATCTAAACCAGAACCAGTTTCTGTAAGTAGTTCTGTAAATGAAGATGATGAAGCATTATCTTACTTTGCGAAACTGGCAGAAGAATAATTTTTTAGGGGGTTTCAAACCCCCTTTTTTTATGGCAATGTGATTGATGTATTTTCTGTTTCAATCATGTTGTCATTAATAAATTGTGAGGAATTATCATATACCATAAGATCTCGAAAGTCATTTAAGAACTGTTGTAGGAATTCTGGTTTAAGAACAAAAATATTTCTTTTCTTATCATTTAATAATGTCTCATATTCATAATATGAAACTGCGGTTCTAGCCTCAGAACCAGATTTTGTAACGTTAATTGATAAACCAGTATCATAGAAAGTTATTGAAAAATCAGGATCAACAACATTATCTTTTGCCATTATTAATTTTCCTTTACTATCTTTAATCTCTCTTGTGACCCAATATTTTGGATTATTTAAATCTGTACCATGTTTGTCAAGAGAATAATCATAAATGTCTTTACTTGATAGTGGCCATTGATTTCGTACATTTGTAATTCCCGCTGAAATTAAAACAACCCAATCTAATTCATCACTTCCATATAATCCTTCAGCAACTGTATCTGGTCTCAGACCTTCTGGTATTTCAAATTTATCAAATAAAGTAAAAATACTTTTAAAATCATCTCTAAGTTTAATTCTGCGAAATAAATTTTTTGTTTCGACAAACTCAAGGGATGAATTTTTGTCGGGCAAAAAAGAAGGATAACGCATATTTGGTAGTTCTCTGAAATATCCCATTAGTATCCAACTCCTCCTTGTCCTTGTTCAGAATCATAATCCACATCATATACTGGTTCAAGTTCTTTGAATGATAAGTCTAAAATCATAGAAACTGGTGTTGCGTCTTCATAAGTTGCGTATACACCTTCTCCAGTATAATTCACCGCTACGTCTGTAAGAAAACACTGTTTAAATTTATGTAAGAATGGATGATCTTGATTACCACTTCGATATCTAAGTTCAAATATATTAGGAGACTTCAAGAAAAAATTACCTCTTGATCCAGACTTATTAGATGACTCTCCAGTCTTAGGTGCCATATTTCTTTTAAATGATCTTATAATTAACTTGATTTGTTCTGCCTCGGCACTACTTCTTGGTGTCATTTTAAATGAAAAACGAAAACTTCTAAGTGTCGGACCATTAAAAAGAAGTTCCATATTTGGATTAAATATCTCTCCACTTTGTCTTGCTAATAATTGATTAACTGAAACATTACCACCAAGAGCACCCACAGCTTTTGAAGTTAAAAACTTAGTCGCAATATCCTGCATTCCACCTCCACCTCCAGCATCAGCAATAACTTTATCTACTTGCGAACCAAGTTCTGTACCAACTTTTGTAATAGAACCTGCCATATCATCAAATTTTACATTTTTCATTAATGTAGTTGCTGCTTGTGCTCCAGCAGCTACAAGACCATTCATTTTACTGTCACCATAATTAGCACTATTACCATCTTGAACTTGTGATGGAATTTGAAGTAAAATTGTTCCACCATCTTTTAATACACGATTTGTTAGTCCACCAATCGATCTATATCCAACTCGGTTATCTAAACTGTTTCTTCGACTTCCAGGACCACTTATTAAACTACCAGGACCATTTGTATTTTGACTATTTTTTGCCACAGGAACATACTCTAAGATATCCATCTGTAGATAGTCAGTAGCAGAAGAAAGTGCTTCATAAGGATATCTCAGTATATTACTACCACTACCACCACCTTGTAATAAATTTTGAAAAAAGTTGAGCATTTATTAACTTTTAAAATTTTTTTAATTATTTAGTTCGATTTTACCATAAGGTATTGAAATAAGATCTTGTAACTCATCAGAATTAACGATGTGTAGAGATCCGACTACTTCTTGCCATGTATATTGTCTACTTTGACCCCAATGAAAATTAATTCCTCTAAAACCCCATTGAAATATATCACTTACTGCAACTAAAGGGTGAGCATCATATTGAAGATTTGGTGTTTTTGGTGCATAGACAAAAGTATATATGCTACCAACATCAGGAATTGTTGCTGTGCTTGATAAAACTTCTAAAATTTGAGCCATTAAATCATCAGGATCTTCGATTCCGATTAATTTATCTCTTATTGTGTTTATACGACTCATTTAATTCCTAATTCGTGTTCTGTTAATACTTGAAATGTCCATAATCGATCTTTACAAAATTCATCACCAGCTTTCCATTTTGCCATATTTTTCGCATATTCATATACTTCATAAATGTATCCCTTAGTTTGTCTTTTAGGTTTTTTTGGAGGTACGGTTTGTTTAGACGGTTTAACTTCAATTAATTTATGAACTATCTTTCCACTACTTTCCCTCACCTTTACATAAAAATCTGGAAAATAACGATGAACACGGTTATCAACTGGAGACTTATATGGAATTGCGATTTCCTCAGATGACCATTTTAATATTGATGGTGTTGTATCACAATATTTCATGAATTTCAACTCCCACAAAGACCGATAGATAATGTTTGTTGGATCACCTTTATACTTGTAGGGACATCTCGGTTTATATTTACCTTTGTATGACATCTAAATAGATAATAATACAATAATTTATATAAGGTATTTAGAGTGGCAGAATCCTTTGCAAAAAAAATTACGATGACACAGGCCAAACAAACGTTTGGTAATGTTGCGTTTAATAATCATTATATTGTTAATTTTTCTTCATTAAAACCCACGATCATCAGATATCTTGAGAGATCAACTGGATTCAATGATATTGATGAATTTATATCAAGAACCTCTGGACTTCTTTGTAGTGATGCATCTTTACCAGCATCCGCATTTGCGACAGCAGAAGTGAAGGATAATTTTATGGGAATTCCACAAGAGTTCGCACATACTCGTTTGTATACTGATATTGATTTTACTTTCTATGTTGATAATAATTATACAATGCTAAGATTTTTTGAAGGTTGGATGGATTATATTTCAAGTGGATCTGAAAGACAAGGTGTAACTGATCGTGTTAAACCATATTATAGAAGAATGAAATATCCTGATGATTATAAAGTTGATACAATGTCAATTACAAAGTTCGAAAGAAACTATGATCGAGAGATACAATATCAATTTATGAACGCATTTCCAAAGTCAGTTACTCCAATACCAGTTACGTATGGAGAAGCTGAATTGTTAAAAGTATCTGTAAGTTTTAACTATGACAGATATATAATGAAAAGAATTAATGAACCAGAATATAATTCACTTTTTGATGCTTTATTTGGTTCAATATCAAACATTTTTTAACCCCCTAAATAGATTTACTGAATTGTAATAGGATTATTATGCCTTTACCAAAAATTAATACACCGACATATGAGTTGGTGTTACCGTCCAATAGTAAGAAAATTAAATATCGTCCTTTTCTTGTTCGGGAAGAAAAGATTCTAATTATCGCATTAGAATCTCAGGATATGAAACAAATTACTGATGCGATTGTTGAAATACTAAACGCATGTGTAATGACAAAAGGAGTTGAGATTACAAAATTGGCGACCTTTGACATTGAATATTTGTTCTTAAATGTTCGTGCGAAATCTGTAGGTGAAACAGTTGATGTCAATATAACTTGTCCTGATGATGGAGAAACATCTGTTGAGATGGAAATTCCAATTGATGCGATTAAAGTTAAGAAAACAAAGAACCATCAGAATACTATTAAATTGGATGATCAATATTCAATGAAACTTAAGTATCCTGAATTAAGTAAATTTGTTGAAAATAATTTTGAAGTTGGTAGTGATACAAGTGATGTATCAAAATCACTAAGCATGATTACTTCATGTATTGAGATGATTTATGATAATGAAGAAAGTTGGGATGCGAAT